CATAGGCGGAGTTGGGTTCGGGAAAGTAATGGTTTTTTGTCAGGTTGTCCGACCTGCTTTGCAACATGTTAATACCAGAAATAGCGTGCCACCGATGTACGTGCGAAGCACTTCTCGACGTACGGGTACACGAGGCGATAGGTATCAACCCAAAGACGACGGGGAATGTCAGCATTCTCAATGTATGCAGCGGTATATTTTGCAATGTACACACCAAGGAGAGGTGACAAACTGACCGGCGACGAATCAATATTACCAGTTAACCAATCGATCCAAGCGTTGCGGCCCATGCGTGAGTCAAGCGCGTACGGAAAATATTCGCGCAAGTACTCACGTTTCGCAGCTGGATCGAGGTACGGGGATACTTTTTCGAGATCGCGCTTTAGCACGAAATCTGACCCGTAGAGTGGTGGAGGTGGAGGAATGATGAAGATCATCGAACTTGGCATCTTGACAGGGTCAGGTGAATATCGCGTCGTCTTAGGATGATAGCGACGCAGTTCACGTTTGAACTTGTCAACGGCCGGAGCAACAGCAGCCTGTGCGGCCTGCTCAACCAGGATGGATCCTAGTCTGTCTTCCAATACATTCTTAACAGCCAGAGGTGACGGTTGGACCCCTGCTTCCACAACTTTTGCTGTCTCTGCAGCTACTAAGGATTCGGGAACGTCAAAAACAGCCTTTGGTGCTTCAAATTTAGGCACCGCAGGTGTTATTGTCGTCAGTGAGGGTATCCCCACACCAAATCCTCCCCTCTGTATAGGAGTCGAGATCACATCCGTGGACAGATGATGTACCCGAGACCATGCCTGAGAGTTGATTTCCCACAAGAGCATGCCGTCACAACCGCGGCGTGACAGAGTTTGACACGCAACCCACTGAGCGTTAAGCTGCTTCAATGGGTGAAAGCCTCTGTCTAACCAAGGGTGACGTTCCATGTTGTTTACCATTGCACGAGCCGGATATCCCCATGCTCGATAACGGCTTCTGATGTCGAAGCCGAACGATGTCCTTAAGTATTCGTAGCGGCGTCGCAGCAGGGCTGTTTTGGGCAGTGAGAATTTCCAACCCATCTCCTGTGCAATGAGTAAGGCTAATCGGAGCAGATCCTGATTATTGCTGAACATGTTGCCGTCATCTCCACGATTACGGCTAAGCAGCCAACCACCCAGGTATGCCCGAGCATAACCACCAGCTATGAGAAAGACGATTCGCGCTATCAGGTTTCCATACAGTGATGTTCGATATTCGCCAGACAACAATGCTGTTAGCACGTCAAGTGTCAATTTGCTGTTTGGTTCGATCAATACAGCGGTGAAGTAACTCTGTCGGCCCATGGCGGCTAATTCTTGCCACTCACGTAAGCCTTCGGCATCATTTACCCAGAGTTTGTCTCCCCAAGACCATATCAAATCGTTCAAGACCGCTAGTTCCTCGTTCAGCGGTTGGTGGTCAAAAGAGTCAAAGTCAGTAGCCATTTTATACATGTCAGATTTGCTGAACATGTCGCATATATTAATCTGATCGGTCGGCGTCTCTGTCATTGTAGAGCCGGCCCAAGAATAGGCGCAGGTGCCAAGCTGCGACCCACAATACATATCCCGAAGAGTGGAATAAAGATCCACAGCAGTAGCGAGCCGAGTTTTTGCAGGCTCTTCCTTGGTAATGCACTTCGCTTCTTTGCGCTTTAGGCGCTTTATCCCCAAGTATAACTGTTCAGGCGTAAAAATGAAAGGAATCATATTTTTAGTAACTCTGACTTTGTGAAGTTTGTTTGTTCGTGTTTCTTTGATATTCAGGTGACCGTCCGAACTTGATCCAGCAGTAGTTATTTCTAATGTTCGAAGCCAATCGAGCAGACGAAGTGGTGGTTGATCAGTACCGACCGCCTCAGTGAGCTGAATAGCTGAACGCGCACAATATTCGAAACCGCCAGGCCAATCATGTACGGCCGGTTCGGTGACGAGTTTGCGCGCTTCTGCAATAAGATCAAAATCTGGATGGTAAACATCGTGCCCAACGAGATTCTGGTTCTCGGCGTATAAATTCCAGTGGTCAAAAGCACATTCGTGTGTCTTAACAAAGAGTGAAACTCTCTTTGCGACAGTCAGATAGTGTTCTCGATCGCCATTGAACATACCGAGCTCAACGGCGTGATCGAACCAGCGGTTTTGTCTGGTAACCAAGGAATATGCCACTACTCCCAGAACATGGTTGTAGTTCCAACTTACAGGACAACGAGCGAGCACCGAAGCCACAAAGTTTCGATGCTTAACAGATGTGAAGTCCAGAAGTCGGGCACGCAGGATGGCTTCTTCCGTTCCGCCATGACCAATGAGAGGCACCCCATTGACCTTACTGGCTGTTCGAAATGGCCATAGTTGCTGAAACGCCTCATCGTGCTGGCTGTTTATGGCTTCCCAAATTGCGGCGATTGAGTGGTACTGTGCATCTTTCTTCTTTATGGCACAGCGAGCTACCACCTCGTCTTCGGTATAGAGATGTTCATCATACGGCTCGCTCAGTTCATAACCGAACTTTTTAGCAGCAGCGTCGAGGGATGAATCACCTAGTGCGTTCAGGAAGGCAG